TTCATCATTACTTGTAATGATAAGTCTAGGATTATCTTCCCGCTTCAAAGCAGATGTGCTAATTACAGATTCAACCCACTAAAGAACGAGATAGTTCTTGAAGTGATTAAAAACATACTAGATAAAGAGCAAGTCGTAGGCTTCGCAGATGAAGATTTGGCTCGCTTTATATATGATTTAGATGGTGATTTACGCAGGGCGATTACCGAAATTCAAGCGGCAAAAGCCTCTAACTTTACACTAAGAAAACAAGTACAGGATTCATTAAAAGAGTTCGATGCAATACTAAATTTAATACTTAATAAAAAACCAAATGAAACATTGAATAAATTACATGACATATTGTACGGAGGAAGAAGTGTGAAAGAAATATGTTTAGCATTACACAATTCTGTCTTAGAGGCAGAAGGATTAGAGTCCAAAGAGAAGTTTAAACTTCTTAGGATAATAGGGGAAACAGAACACCGTTCTACTACCATGACCCCTAAAGTGATAATATCATGGATGGTAGGACAACTTTAAACAGGAGTGAAAAAAAATGAATATAGACGAAAAAATAATGAAAGAAATAGAAATAGGAGCAAAGCATTTGGCTACAACTACCGAAGATTTGGTAGATAAATATGTAGACATTTGTAAGGAAAACGGGGTAGATGTCAATAGCGATATTGGCGTTTCTCTACTTAGAAACTATGTGAGAGGAAACATGAAGAGAGCAACCACTAAAACTAATAGTGGCTCAAACTCTTTAGTTAAAAGTGCATTTGGTTTCTTCGTTTCCTTAGAATCTCCTAGAGATATGATGAGTTGGAACAGAAACAAAGCAAAAGAAGAATATCTTCGTGATAGTGATAAAGCATTGAGCGATGGTCTTGTAGCAGTTGTTACAGATAATGGCGATGAGACTTATACTATGGCTAGATACTACAAAGGTGACTACGCTGAAAAGATGGTCAAGACTCTTAATGCAGGTGCAGAAGAATTGGAAGATGGTAGTATTATTATCCCAATAGACCCTATGCCTAACTATGCTAGTGGTGCTGAGAATAAAAGATATGGTAAACCATTACCAGTTAATGAGTTTAGAAGAAGCGGTATTTTCTACGGAAGTGTAGATGGCGGAGAAATGAAATCTTATTATTTCTCTTACAAGAATCAAGGTGGAGTAGATTTTGCTCCCGATACTTTTGATTGGGTACACTTCAAAACTATTCCTAGTGATGATGGTACTAACCTCTATGGTATGACTATGGCAACTAAAGATAGTTTGATTAGAAATGAAGATGTAAATCCTGATAATAGTGATTATCGAGATATGAGTTCTTTTGACTTTGCATCTTGTTTGTTTGAGAACTATACCAAACACGGAACATCTCTAGTTGATTTAGATAGACTACATCAAACATTGCAGATGGAAGTTACCAAAGATAGGTATGCCATTGTAGAAGGAACTGTGGTTAATCAAAGAATGACACCAACGGCTAACGGAAACAGAATTTTGTTCATTACCGACAAAGAGGCTGATATGGAACTAAGTGAAGACGATGCCGGTAATCTAGCAACAACTTGTTGGATTCCCGAACACATTGATATTAACTTCGGTATAGGTTCAAAGGTTATTGTTGTTGGTAGAACATCACAAAGAATCGTTGACGGTGAAGCAGAACCAATTACAATTAACACCAGTGGATTGTTAGTTGAACAATCAGTTGGTAACCCTGCCGCCGCAGAAGAATCAGTAGAGGATGAAGACCTTGATTGGTTTTGATTGATTTCCAAAGGGGGGTTTGTTGTTGTTCCCCTCTTCATAAGCAAGTGTAAGTGTGAACTTGCGGAATAAGATTGATGCTCGACTAGGTGCAAAGCCTATCCTTATGAGGAATAAAAATGATAAGAAAAGGAATAATAGAAAATAGATTCCTGTTAAAGAATGGTAGTTTCATTATTGATTTAGGTGAAGTTGATTTCCTAACATGGAATAAAAATGTAAAAATGTCCGATAGTTATTGGGTTAAGTTACATATTGGTGAAAAAGACACAAGATATGTTTGTGACAATAGAAGCCAATTATGTAACATAATCAATGCTTGGACTAAAATTAAAGGAAAAGAAATAAAAATAGATAAAGAAGAAATAGGTGAATTATATGACTTTTAGAAAAGAGAAAATAAATTTTAGAGAATTGTTAAAACAGAAGAGAGAGAACAGACAACCAAGAATGGTATTAGGAATTTGGGGTGAACCAAAGACAGGTAAAACTGGATTAGCGTTAGACTTCCCCGAAAGAAAAATATTCGTTCTTGATTGGGATAGAGGAGTAGAATCAACTTGGTATCAACACCATGACGCTACTGAAAGAATAGAAGTATTCTGTCCTATTGTAATGAATAAAGATAACATTATTGATATTAATGATAGTGAGTCTAGGTCATTAGAATTTGTAGACCACGCTAAAGAATCAATAACAAAAGGCGAGAAGCCTATCTTTGTTATTGACGGTGTAGATACTTGGCTAGATGCTTGTATGTTGAAAGTCAACCCTAACCCTAGAGTCGTAACAAAGATTATGCCATTCCAGTATGGCAATAGGAACAAAGCGTTCTACTATTTATTAGACACTATCTATAACTTAGAATGTGATATAGTATTTATTACCCACGAAACTGAAAAGTACATGGATAATGTTCCTATTGGTATGCAACCAATGTGGAAAGAATGGGGAGGTAAACTTGAACAAGAGATTTACTGTTCTAAGAAAATGATTAAAGGAGAGTTACACTTCTTTGCTGAATTAATAGGCAGTAGAACTAACGGTAAACTTGTTGGGTCTAAGTGGACAGTAAGACAAGGTACTCCTCCTAACATTACATGGAATGGAGTTAAAGAATTAAGAGAGGGAACAATATGAAATTTACAGTAGATGCAAAAGAATTAGTTAAAGGATTGACAGATATACAATTGAAAGGAAAGTATGTAATGGGTGCTAGCGTAACTAGTGGTAGTTTAGTAGACTACTTCTACGCTAGACTACATGAGAATACATTGAGTTTATGGAATACAGATTCTATTAATTCACTAATAGTTAAGGTTAATTTAACGGTTGAAGGTGAAGAAGATGGAGTCTTTGTTGCAGAAACTAAAACTCTAACTAAGTACCTAAAGAATTTCACAGGTGATGTTAAAGTAGATAGTGGTGATATTGTCACAATGACTTGCGGCAATAGTAAAGTCTCACAACCCCTTGTTGTTAATCATCCTAACATGGATGCTATCAATCGTATGGGTCAATATGTTATAGATACTCACTTTGAAGAAGCACTAGAAACCTTGCCGGAGTTTAACAAGTCAAAGTTTGAAGGTGCGTTTCAGTTGGACTCTAATACATTTAGTGAGACTATGAAACTTTGTGAGTTGATTGGTAGTGGTGTATATCACTTAAACTATGAACATGATAAGAATAAGTTATCTATGTCTAGTTCTACTAACAACACAAACAAGTTTGAGACTTCTATTGAGTTAGAAGGTAACATTGGAGAATCAGCAACGCTAGATTTCTCTAGCCCTGTTCATGTATTGTTTGACAATGAAATGATTAACTTCTATGTGAAAGATGATTTCCCGATGTTACTAATGTCGGAAAACAAATTAGTAATTAAAGCACCACACTTAGCAAACTGAGGAATATAAATGATAATAAGTAATAAAAATGGAAATGTAATATATAAATCTTGGAGAGAAAACGGAGTAAAGAAAAGCGAAGAGGTAGAGTTTAGACCGTACTTCTATGTTTCAGTAGAAGAACCCGAAGTGCCTCATTATCCTGTTAGCAAGTATGCTAGAGGAGAGTTCGAGTATGAAGAAGGAGACTGGGTTAGTTTAGATGGCTATAAGTTAAAGCGAGTATATGTTCAAAAGTCATTTGATATATACAAAGCGAGACAGCACTTTAGTAAAACATATGAGGCCGATGTGCCTTATACATTTAGATATGCTGTTGATGAGATAGATGAAATGCCCGAATACAATATGCGTAAGTGGTATTGGGATATGGAATGGCAACAAGGTGGTGAACATGATAATTGCATAACTACTATTGTAGCCTACGATAACTATGATGAAGCCTACTATCAATGGGTTTGGTTTCCCGAAGAACAATTTATTGAAAATAAAATACATCAATCGTTTCATCATTTTGTGTTTGACAATGAAACAAGTATGATTGAACACTTTATGAGAACAATGGCCGAGAAAGACCCCGATATGTTAATTGCATGGTTTGGTCTTAAGTTCGACTTACCTAAGTTATTAGATAGAGCATGTGCTTTAGGATTGAACCCTTTAGTTATGTCTCCTTATGAAAAGATAGACGGAGTTAAACAACTTAAGGATAGTTGTAGTTTCAAAAGACAAGATGGATATTCTCCGATTGAACAACCTATTGGTGGTAGATTAACTCTTAACTTAGACTTAGCATTTGAAAGACAATGGAATGATTCTCAAAGAGGAACTCTACCATCATTAAGTCTTGATTATGTTTCTAAGTTATTGTTTGATGAAGGTAAAGAAATGAACACTAAGTTTGAAGACCCTAACGAGTTCTATCGTAGAGCATGGTTAGAAGATACAAGAGCATATCTAAATTATGCTATTGTAGATGTAGAGTTATTAGTTAAGATAGATGAGAAGAATTATTGTAGTGAAGCAATACTGTCTTTACAACGATTACTAAAAGCACCATTCAAGGCTTGCTTCTATGCTTCGCATATGGGTTCAGTCTACTTTATGAGAAATGCTTGGTGGAAAGCACCAACGGGTATCAAGAGTGCTGATAGAAAAGAGTATGAAGGTGCTATGATTTATGACCCGCTTAGCGAAGATACTAACGGATTACATCTTAATGTAGCGGCGTTTGACTTTGCCGGTCTATATCCTTCGATGATGGTTGCTAGAAATATATCTTGGGAAACTAAGAGCGAAACTCCTACTGAGTTTGGAGTTAATATCTTAACACCAAGAGATTTCAGCGAACCGTTGGGCGATAGAATGTATTATTACAAGACTGATGAGTTAGGTCTGTTGCCTAAAGCGGTTCTTGAATTGAAGGAGTTAAGAAACAACTACAAGAAAAGAATGAAGAACTCCGAAGGTGATGAATATGTTAAGTGGTATAATAATCAAATGGCTGTCAAAAGATTGATGGCTTCTTTCTATGGTGTATTAGCCTATCAAGGATTTGGTTGGGCTGATGTAGACCTAGCCGCATCCATTACAGCAAGTGCGAGGGAGGCAATTAGATTAGCCGCATTCAAGGCGAAGGAGTTGGAAGTTTGACCCTAAGTGAAGTTTCTTGGCCTTTCGCTTTAGATAGTAAAGGTAAATTTGTTTGGATTGACAATGCTAATAGAGAAGAAGACTATTTCTGCCCCGAATGTGCTAGTAAAATGGTTGTTGTAAAAGGCGATGAAACGGCACACCATTTTAGACACCATGTAGATACTAACTGCGGTGGAGAAGGGCCAAGACATTATTTTGCTAAAGAAACTCTTGCGAGTGCATTACGCAAACAAAGAAAAGAAATAGAAGGTGAATGGTATGAAGTCTCTACTGAAGAAGTAGTTGGAGATTATGTTGTAGATATAGTTGAACATCTACTTGACGAAAATTCTACTTATGTAGGTGGTGAGCCAATTGAAACTAATTACTATGAGATAATTGATACCAACAAACTCAATGATGAAAAAAGAACTAAACTAAGCAAGATAAAAGATTCAACTTTATACGAAGTAGATATTAGTAAAATGAGTGATAAAGAAATATATGATGGATTTAGTTTAACTACTAATTTTGCATCTAAGTATTGTTATAACCCTGTAAAATTTGCAGGAGGTTCTTTATACAAACACAATAACACATGGGGAGTCCGAATCAACGATTATGGAGAATTTGAAAGAGAAGATGTCCAAGAAGGCGATTATTGTGTCATTTACATTAAAAAATCTAAGAGTATAAGAGTAGTAAAATTAGCCAAAAGAATACTACACAATCAAAAGTTTTCATTTTTCTTATACCATGAAGATGATAGAGTAGACCTTGGAAGATGGTGGTGGGAAGATTAGAATAAAATGTATGAAACCATTGGCACATAATCCTCAGTTTGAGGGTAAGTTTCATTGTAAAAGATGTGCAGAAGAAATAAAAATGAGGAATAAAAATGAGTATGACAAGAGTATGTAGAGATTGTGGAGAGACTTTTAGAAAGTTTTCTATGAAATCGAGAGAAACAATATGCCCCGATTGTAAGGGAAAGAAAGGAAGGAATAGATATAGAGTTATGTCTAATAGAACACAAGACGCTATAGCAACAATAGGAAATATGAATAAGGAAATTGAGAATCTGAAAACTTCAATTGATGTATTGCATAGCACTATTGCAGTAGAAGTTCAACACCAAATAACCAAAGGGCTAGAACCTATTATTGAAAAAATCCTTGATGAAAAGATTAGTGAATTGAAAGACATTGTAATATCTTCTATGACTAAAGCACAGAAGACACAAAAAGAAGTTAAAGAACTAAGTAAACTAGTAAAAGGATATAAGAGTTCTAACACAAGAATGAAAATGCAAATTAAGAAATTTGAGGAGATGTTGGGGCATGAATAAATTTTTTGAAAAATGGATAATAGAAGCGGTAAGTGAATTAGAAGGTGAGTTTACTGTAGCGAATGTATTAGATACTATAATAAAACGAAGAGGAACTAGCCCCTATATTGGCAACACACAAGGTATTGGCTATGTTCTTTGTAAGAGAGATGACCTAGTTATAAGACTAGGAGATGGAGTTTATAGGAGGAAGGACTAATGAAATACACAAAGTACATAACAACTAAAGTAGAATACGATAGTGAAGAAACATGGAAAGAAACAGAAAAAGACATTAACGATATAATAGAAATGCTAACCAACTTAAAGCGTAGAGCAACTATTATTGAAATAAAACAAGGAGCAGATAGTCATGTCAATGATGGACAAGACTAATGAACTGCTAGAAGACTTACTTGCTATGATAGCAAGAAGCAATAAGATATTGATGATGGTAAATATCGTGAACATCATAACCATCATAACAATA